ACTTGATGAAGCCATGAATGTCGATAACTCCGGTGACACCAACCCAGTTGAAAAAAGCTGGGAAAACTTTCTTAGCCAAGGCGGCTGGGATGGTAAGCGTCCAAAGAATGATTCACGCTAAAATGATTAATGAGTTTTGAACTAGACAAAAAACAAAAAGTAAAAGAGATATTAAAGTGCGGTAAGGATCCCGCTTATTTCTTAAAAACATATGCCCGTATATCTCATCCGATGCACGGGTTGATTTTATTTGACACATATGATTTTCAAGACGAGTTACTCCAAGATTTTAATGATTATCGTTTTAATATTATTCTGAAAGCTCGACAACTTGGGATTTCAACAATCACAGCCGGATACATTGTATGGCTTATGCTTTTCCATCGCGATAAGTCGATCCTTGTTATGGCAACCAAGTTTGCCACAGCAGGAAACCTTGTAAAGAAAGTAAAGGGCGTAATGCGCAATTTGCCTGAATGGATTAAGATTGCCAGTATTGATGTAGATAACCGTACATCTTTTGAGCTTTCTAATGGCTCAACCATTAAAGCTGCTTCAACTTCCGGCGATGCTGGTCGTTCGGAAGCACTGTCTTTGTTGGTTCTGGACGAGGCCGCTCATATCGAAGGCCTCGAAGAACTATGGACAGGTCTATATCCTACACTATCAACAGGTGGGCGATGTATTGCGTTGTCAACACCTAATGGTGTCGGAAACTGGTTTCATAAGACTTGCACTGATGCCGAGAGCGGCACTAACAATTTTCACATAACTACGCTTCCTTGGGATGTTCACCCAGACCGCGACAAAGAATGGTATAAAAAAGAAACCAAAAACATGTCCAAGCGCCAGATCGCGCAGGAGTTACAATGTAATTTCAATACTTCTGGTGAAACTGTTATCGACCCTGACGATATGGCATGGTTGCTTTCAAATGTTTGCGAACCAAAGTACCGCACAGGATTTGATCGCAATTTTTGGATTTGGGAAGAGTTCGATCCTACTTGTAATTATCTTATGTCTGTTGACGTATCAAGAGGCGATGGAGCCGACTTCTCAACGTTTCATATTATTAAACTAGAAACATTAGAAATTATTGGAGAATATCAAGGCAAGCCAACTCCCGATATGTTTGCTGTAATGTTGAACCAAGTCGGTAGAGAGTTTGGAAATGCCATGATGGTAGTTGAGAACAACAATATTGGTTATACTGTTTTAGATAAGTTGACAGAATATGCATATCCCAATGTCTACTATTCTATTAAGTCAACTCACGAGTATGTGGAGCAACACGTTGCAGAACATAGGACATCTGCAGTCGCTGGTTTTACCACCAGTATGAAAACGAGACCTCTGATCGTTGCGAAATTAGAGGAGTTTATAAGAAATAAACTAATTAAAGTATATTCTTCGCGAACAGTGAACGAATTTAAGACATTTATTTGGAGGAATGGTAGACCACAAGCAATGAAGAGTTACAATGATGATCTGATCATGGCTCTTGCGATTGCGTGTTGGGTAAGAGATACAGCAATTCAGTCAAACGCTCGCGACTTAAATTATCAAAAAGCCTTTGTCGATGCAATATATACCGTAAAAACATCAATGAATACACAAATAAAAGGCCAAGATGGATACAAACCTAACAGTGTAACTGATATAATGTCTGAAGCTCAGTCCTATTGGGATCAATACAAATGGATTATAAAGTGAGGAAATAATGGCACCACCAAATAAAAATATGGGTCGCAACCCTGTCAATCGAGAAAACGATTTATTCAAAGCTCTGACGAGATTATTCTCAGGACCGATTGTTAACTACCGTTCACAGTCTGGTCGTCGTATTAGACGACAACATTTAGATAAGTTCTCTTCACGATTTAAATCTGCGTCAGGACAACAGTTTAAAAAGGCTCTTTACAACCCGCTTGATACTTTGGCTACCAATGCTATTCAAAATCAGCGCCGTTCCGAACGTTACGTTGACTTCGATCAGATGGAGTACATGCCAGAGATTGCCTCTACCATGGATATTTATGCAGATGAGATGACAACATATTCTGAATTACGCCCGATGCTTAATGTTAAGTCCGGCAATGAAGAGATTAAAGCTGTCCTTACTACTCTCTATGAACAGATTCTAAACGTTCAATATAACCTTTTCGGATGGTCGCGTACAATGTGTAAGTACGGCGATTTCTTTTTGTATTTGGATATTGACGATAACTTTGGTGTTAAATCAGTTATCGCGCTTCCTCCTATGGAGATTGAAAGATTAGAAGGTCAAGACTCTACAAACCCTAACTACGTTCAATATCAATGGAACTCCGCAGGAATGACCTTTGAAAACTGGCAGGTCGCACACTTTCGCATTCTTGGTAATGACAAGTATGCTCCTTATGGAACTTCGATTCTAGAGCCTGCACGCCGCATTTGGCGACAGCTTACTCTTATGGAAGACGCCATGATGGCCTATCGCGTTGTACGTTCGTCAGAACGCCGCGTATTCAAGATCGACGTTGGTGCTATTCCTCCAAACGAAGTTGAACAATATATGCAAAAGATTGTTACACAGCTTAAGCGCCATTCAGTTGTAGACGCAAATACTGGCCGTATCGATCTTCGCTATAACCCCATGGCAGTTGAGGAAGATTACTTCATTCCTGTTCGTGCTGGTTCTGTGACTGATATTCAGAACCTTGCAGGCGGCCAAAACACTACCCAGATTGATGATATCAAATATCTGCGCGACAAGTTGTTCTCTGCGCTTAAGATCCCACAAGCTTATCTAGCAATGGGTGAAGGTGCAGCCGAAGATAAGACAACTCTTGCACAGAAAGATATTCGGTTCGCCCGAACAGTCCAACGACTTCAACGGGTTATTATCGCAGAACTAGAGAAGATCGGAATTATCCATCTCTATACTCTTGGTTTCCGCGGCGATGACCTTTTAAGCTTTAAGCTAGCTCTAAATAACCCATCGAAGATTGCAGAACTTCAAGAGATCGAACACTGGAAGCAGAAGTTCGATATTGCTGGCTCAGCTACAGAAGGTTACTTTTCACGTCGTTGGGTTTCTGAACACATCTTTGGTATGTCGGGTGAAGAATTTATACGCAACCAACGCGAAATGTTTTATGATCGTAAACACGATGCTGAGCTTCAACAGGTGGCTGAAGCCGCTGCAGCCGCTGGAGGCGGCTTGGGTGGTGACTTGGGTGGAGGCCTAGGCGGTGACTTAGGAGGAGGCCTAGGCGGCGATCTCGGAGGCGGCTTGGGTGATGACTTAGGTGGTGACCTTGGTGGTCCTCCTGCTGGCGGTGGACCCGCAGAGATCCCGGCCCCTGAAGCTGGAGCACCCCCCGCGGGAGATGAATCTCCACTCCTGGCAGTTCCTCCTGGATCCCGAGATACCACCAAAGGAAAAGTCTATCACAAAAAGGGTACCCGACAAAACCCCGGACCTGACCAACGAAAAGCTGGTGCCCGTAGTCGCTCTATTGCTGCCGCAGGCAACAGAGAGAAAAGCAGTTCTACCCCTAGAAACGTTTTTCCTGGCATGACAGATATCAATACATTAACAGGAATGCATGGCCTGGCAAGTCTTTACGAACAACAGGAAGCTATTTATAAGTTGAGAGAAAAGAATGAAGAAGATAAATTGTTTGAGCTAAACGAATCTATTCGTAATTTAATTGAAGGTCTCGAAGAAAAAGAAACAGCTACGGAGCAAAAAAATGAAAGTAAAGCACAATAAAAAGCGAAACACAGCCTTTGTTTTTGAAGCATTGGTAAGAGAAGCCACTGTTGCCATAATAAAAGAAAACCACGAAGTTAAAAATAAAGCTTTGGCAATTATTAAAAAACATTTTAAACCGGGATCTGTTTTATATCGAGATCTTCAAAGCTATCAATCCTTATATGAAAACCAAAGCCTCAATAAAGAAACTGCTGAAAAGATTTTACGAGAAGCTAAACTAGCCCACCGCGTTTTAGATCCACATGGTTTGTTTGTAAGTCAGAGCGACTTAATAGACGATGTAAACAAAGAGTTATCACCTCAAGTGTTTAATAACTTTGTGCCCAATTATAAAAGTTTGGCTTCAATTGCGCAGATGTTTTCTCAAAAAACCTCTCCCCGGAACTCAGTTATTTTAGAAAACAATATTGTCAATAACATGATGCTTTCGCATGATAAGCAAGAAAACTTACAACCTATTGATAATCTCGTAGTTACCTCCTTTGTTAAAAAGTTTAATGAGAAGTATAACGAGAGCTTGTTAGAGAATCAAAAAACTTTGCTAAACCATTATATAACCTCTTTCGTTGATAATGGTCTGGGTCTAAAAACATTTTTAAATAGCGAGATTGCCACTCTTAAAACTACTTTAGAGGAATCTCTCAAACAAAGTATTATTAAAGACGATGAAGAGTTGCGCTCAAAAACCACGCAAGTCATCGAAAAACTTTCGACATTTCATAGCACAGGGGTCACAGAAAATGTGGTTCTAGCGGTCTTAAAGACCCAACAACTCGTAGAGGAAATCCACACCGATGGCAATTAAGATTGTAATCAACAAAGGAGAACAGTCTTCAGTTGTCACCCTGGAGATGAACATCCGTAAAGCCCTTAATGGTGACTTGATGATTTTTGATCATGGCGATATCGATATTGTATTATCTCCATCTACTAATAAAGTGTTGGTTTTCCCAAAGGAATCACTCAACGATTTGGTGTACGGCGCGCAGAACCGATTGTTCACGTATCTACACAAACGAGGTATCGTAATACCTGAAAGCATTCGTGCTGGCTCGTTCTTTGGTGCGTTCGAAGCGGATCTACAAAAGCCTTTTAAAGAAGGAATCGAAGCTGCTAAATTTGCATTAGTAAACCTTTCAGAGTTTATCAACGAAGAGCGTCCATACTTCGAGGCCACCGAGGCAATTATTGCGATGGATGATGATGCTCTGGTTCACCCAGATAATGAAGATTCAACTGAGCTAGGGGAAGTTCCACAGCGAGATGAGCAAGGATCAATTCGCCCTGGATACATCAGAAATCCCTATGCCTTGAATTACTTGTATACAGTATAGGATATTTAATGGAACTTTTAACTTTTATCTTAGCCGCTTACGGCTTAACACAAATTGTGGTCTATAGCGATCACCCCATCTTAAAAAAGCTACGACCATCAAGCGATTCATTGCGAGGATATGGAAAGCTATTTAATTGCCCAATGTGCATGGGATTTCATGTAGGTTGGTTTTTAATGCTTCTTTCTCCTTACACTGAACTATTTAATTTTGAAGTTAGTGTCGCTAATTTCTTCCTACTCGGTTGGTTATCGTCTGGAACATCTTATGTTTTGAACATGGTCTTCGGAGATTCAGGGATTCAACACTCGCCCAAAATGGAGATTAAAGATCATGAACAACACTTGGACTAAGAAGTGGATGCTTCAGCCTGTTAGACTTTGTAAGTCTGGCTGCATATTCGGGCGGGTAGCGCCCGCACTCAAGAATAAAAACAAATCTTAAAAGGAACAAACAAGATGAAAATTACAAAGAGCCAATTAGAGGGTATTATTAAAGAAGAGATTCAAAAGACCTTAAGAGAAAATATAGATCCTGCTGCTATTGCCCAAGATATTGCAAAGCAAGGACCCGCTACTTGGGAAACAGTTTTGTGCCATCCCGTGGTAAAAAAGCTTATGAATGGAACAAAGCCAACCGATCCATCAGCTTCCAAGCAACTTCAGGCTAGGCTTCGACAGAACGAAAAGCAACTTGGGCTACCCGAGGGTTCATTAAGTACTGCAGAAGTTGCCGAGATGTTTAGTTCAAAAGATTTGGGGGGCGGTGATCTATATCCACGCGACGACAAAACAAAACTCGCACTGTATAGAGCGGTTCAGAAGTCTTTGCGTAAAGACGTGGGGACTGAATTCGGACAATTGATGGACATTGCTGATGCACTTGATGCTCACGGTGGCATGGGCAACTCAGAAGGTCCGATGATTGCTTATCTTGTTAATCCAGGCGCCACACCTCTCAAGTGCCCCGCACGAAAAGAGCCTTCTTTAGCCGCTCTTGGTCACGCGGTGGTGACGGGAGGCGAAGCAGCCCGCGCCGCTCTCGAAGAGCGCCGACTACGCGGCTTTGGGGTGGCTCGCCTCCGACGACAACTTAAGCTTGCCGAGCAGGCTGAAAAGAGACAGCTTTATTCCCTTCGTCGCCGGCGCAAGAAATAAAAACAAATCTTAAAGGAGCACGCCGATGAAAATCACAAAAACACAACTTAAACAGATCATTCAGGAAGAAAGTCGAGCACTTCTTGACGAAGGCTTTCTTGATAAGATGAAGAGCGCAGTGGGTATGGGCCCCGGCGCAGATGATCTTCTTCTGCAAATGATAGACGACGTGGATAAAATACAGAAAGGCTTAACAGCAACACACACCATTTTACGTAGGTGTGGCAGGAGCGGGTGTGGACCCAGTTGGGAAAGCGCGTGGTCTGCTCCATCCGGCGTCGAACTCCCGCCTGGCAAGATGTTGCCCGTAGCTCTTCAGAGACTTAAGGAAGATTGGCTCGCCGGCATGGCTGAAGCTTGGACGCAAGTTTGGCAAGCTTTCGGACCAACCGGCCTGGATCTTGAATCTTCCTATCAGGCCGTCGAAGCGGCACTTAAAAAGGAGAGAGGTCAGCCCGGTCGCGAGACACTCGCAGCTTTCAATGCTTTATCTCAAAATTTGAGTGGACTTATGCAGAAGGCTGAAAACAACCCTGGTGCTCAAAAAAGAATAAAAGCAGCACATCGCAAATGGAAAAGGTTTATGGAAACCCGCGAGCTTAATCGGTGGGATCCAAATGTGTGGGCCGAGGCCAACAAAGATTTGATGATCGACCGAGCCAATTTGCCGGCAGGCTACGGGTCAAGCGCCCAAGCAACAGGGCAAAAGTATGT